AGTTCCCCAATACCAACAGGACTAGTGAAATAAACATACAATCTTGCTTCAGCATCTGCGATTTGTGCCTCATATTTTTTAACAAGGGCTTCTTTAAGTTTTTCAGCAATAAAAGGTTTCATATTTCTTTTTTTAAAAATATAGACAAAAAAACGGGAACAATAAACTGATCCCGTTTAATTAATTCGTTAATAAATTAGAATGGTAAGTCCTCGTCAATCTCAGCATTTACCTGAGGATCTGCAACTTCATTAATAGATTTTGGTGTTGGTGTTCCACCCATAGAAACTTCAGATGTTTCAGTGTTAGAGTAAACGTAACCACCTTTTTCTGAATCCCAACGTGGAGTTTCTCCTCTTGCAATTGCTTCTAAATACTCAACTGCTTTTTTAGAATAAACATCATCCCATTTCAATTCATCGCCAACCCAATCAGCCATTTGATCAACGTCTTCGGAGATTGGAGATGGGTCATCATACATAACGGTTTGGATAACCGTATAGTATGCTCCTTTTGGTGTTTTTGCTTTAGTTAACTCAAGGATTAAGTCACGACCTTTATCAGGATCAGTTACATCACCTTTTGCTTTCCAAATTGGAATAATTTTATCAAGGATTCCTTCTTGTTTGTAATTGTGTTTAAATCTCCAAAATTTTACACCATCTTGTTCGTTGTCACGATCAATTACCTTAACAATATAGAACTTACGAGATCTGTATTGTGTTGCCAATTGTTTATCTGACTCTTTACCAGTCGACATAAGTTCTTCATAAACTTCAGTTAATGGTGAACGCTCGTTGTCGTTTTTTCCTGGATCATAAAATTTTTGCCATTTTCCGTCCACAAAGATTTCGTGGAACCATACTTCTTTGAACGGTGAAGATCCGTCTGTTGTAGGTAGAATACGAACTCGTTTCTGTCCTTGTTTTTCGTTGTCTTTTAAGATTGCCGCGAAATATTTTTTCATTCGGTCTTCAGAAGACATTTTTGAAGTAGAGTTTGTACTACTTTGAGTTGATTGTTCGTACTGAGCTAGTACTGCATCTAAAACATTGTTTGTCGCCATTGTGTATATATTTATTAAAGGTTTACGTAGAAAATATAATTATAAAAAATAGGGTAGTCAATAAGGTGTGATAAGAAAAATTGAGGTGCCATTACGACACCTCATTATATTAAGAATTATATCTATTTAATAGGATGTCGTCTTCATCTTCCATAGGTTCGTTGAAGGTTTTTTCAATTTCTGATGGACTAAAGTTTTCCACATCACTTTGAGTTAAAACATATTCGTTTTTACCTGTCTTTTCCATCTCATCCTCTTTGTCTTTAAAGAAGTCAGCTAAGTTTTGTTTAAATGGTCCTGAATCTAAAGAACGAAGTTCTAATTTTTCTTGTGCTGTTTTAGGTCTGTATTTTTCAATCTTAGTTTCTAAACTATCTAATTTAGAAACAATACCATCCATCTCAGATAATTTATCTTCCATATTTTTAATTTGGTCAAATAGGTTGTTGAAGTACTCTTCTTGCTTATCCGCCATAGTTTTTTGAGAGTCAACTAAATCAGTTATATCCAACTCTTCAGTTTCGCCTTCACCTTCTTCACCTTCCGCTCCAATTTCTTCAACATCAGGGTCGTTAGCAACATCAACAGGTTCCGATCCCCCACCTTCAGGTGCTGCAGGAGGTGCCGGTAATGCCGCATCCGCAGGTGCTGCTCCAACATCTTCTCCTGTTGGTGGTGGAATTGCACCAGCCGCCGCAGGATCTGCAGTTGGGTCTAACGGTGGAACATCTTGCTCCATTATGTATTTATTGATAGATCGATATCTAGCAATCTCATTTAATATTTTATCGTCAATTCCCATTTTATCCATTTAATAATGTTTTTATACCTTGATTGGTTTCAACTTGAATTTTTTTGAATGTCTTCATTGTATTGTCAACTCTTTCAATAAGACCGTCTTTCATTCTTACCGTATAACAATCACCGGTGTCAAGGTCGCAAACTTGTTTTGTTCCGTCACCCATATCTTTTTCCGAAACTCTTGTGTTTTTACCCAAGTAGTTGTCTAATATTAATTTAGTATTCATATGTTATTTTTATTATAAATATCAGCTTACCCTGAAAGTTTGAACAGAACTAAAAACTTGTGATGCATTCTCAAATTCTTTCTGTAATAATAATAGTTCTTGTTCTACCATACCTTTGTAAACATTTTCATTTTGATTTATTGGGTAATACAAAACATATGCTTTACCATATGCCGCCATAGCTCCTTTTTTTGTTGATAAATCGAATTCATTATCATAACCCGCAATTATTGTTGGTATGTTAACAACTCTGTTTATAACAAACTGAACGAATGATTTAAAAGAAGTAAAAGATGCAACAGGTAGATTACTATTAGTTCCTCGTGTAACACAGAAGTAATTCTTTTTAATGTAATCAACAAAACTAGGTCCATAAACTTCTTGTAAGTTTATGGTACTATAGTTATTTTCATACCCATTTATACCCGAACCATTTCCTGAATCAACATAAATAAACGTAAACGCAATTTCTGCCAACACATATGTTGTCACACCAGTTGGTGAATACCCTCTACTTAATAACTCACTTTTTATTTCATTAAATAATTCTTTTGTTGTTACTGAGGTTTGTTGAGGTACATCAATTCCAACATACTTGTTGTATCTAGGATTTATATTCGATAAACAATCTTGGTTTTTAGTCAAGGTATCTTGAGCTTTAAGATTAGCTAAAACATTATCTTTTTGTGCGATAACATTTTCAGATTTTGATCTTTCAGCTTTTTCTCTTTCTTGTATCTTAGTTTGTATTGTTGACAATATCTTAATGTTTAATGTTTGTAAGAAATTATCAATTTTTGGTAAACTATAGAATGGTTGTCTAACACCTGTAAAGTTAGTAACAAAATCCCCATCGGAAATTTCGTGAGTTACTTTAGTAATCATATATGGTCCTGAGAACATAGGTATGTTTCTAATGTTAAAATACATTAATGGTTGTATCAACGCACATCCCATCATATCCACTTGACACTCATAACTTCTATTTTTATAGATGTTATATAATGAGGCGGATTGGGTTGTTGACCTTCTATTACCACCTAAGTTTGCCATTTGATTTAACATCTCTAAAGATTCTGAAGTTGGTTTACCAGGATTTTGGGATACATTAAAACTTTTAAATATTTGTTGATTTGGTCTTGTTATGTCAACGTTGAATCCCACAACTTTATTTGATTTATCCCAATCAATTTTACCCGACTGACTTTCCTGTAGTGGATTATCACTTGCTCTTCTTAAATCAAATGCATCATCACGATATCTATAATCAATATTGTCTTTCATATCCAAGTGTTCACTTGGTTTGTTAACGTAATAACAAAGAAATTTCGGAGAACTCTGTCTATAATCAACATTTAAGAAAGTTCCGAACAATGTGTCACCAAATTCTAAACTTCCGTCAGGTCTAGGTGTTGGATTTTTTTGAGCGTCTTGCACATTATAGAAATTAACAAATGCTGGTAACATAAAGTATTGGAAATTGTTTTGAACTAAAATCGTTGTGATCATATCCAACAATGTGTTCTTATAACTACCATCTTTGATTAAAGTTTGTATTTGGAAAATGTCAACGATAATCTTGTCTCCCACATTTCTACTCGCTCTATCTACTAAAAGTACATCTTCAAAAAGTGTTTTATTTTCAAAATCAAATCCCGCAATCCAAGTATCGTTAAGGGCTTTAAATGTTTCCCATAATTCAGTTCTTGTTTGTTCCGTGAAACCCGCTTCTAACCCTGCTCTATTATCTGAAGAATCTTGAGTAACTAATACATTTGGTAATTCTTTTCTTACCATAGGTAACATCACATTAATGACATTATTTATGTAGTTATCGGATTCAATGATATAGTTATCCATTAAAGTATAAAACGAAGTTAAATTAAGATTTTTATTCTTTAATTTTTCCGAAGCGTAAACTTTTATAAGTGGTGCAAAATCTTTAACATTTTTCTCGTTAAACTGAACGTTAAGATCAATAAAGAAGTCAGTTATATATGATCCACTATTTTTATAGGTTAATTCAGGTATTGATGATTCCCCAACATAATACAATAAAGCTTTCCAAGTTTCCGGACTTTGTTGTTTAGACCCAGATAAGCTCACATTTGGTGGGAGTGTTCCTTGTTCGTAAGGTCCATAATTATATGGGTCTTCCAAAAATCTTGTTGAGAATGTTAAATATAATCTTCTATCAAACTCTGTTGGGTTTCCGTATTTAAACACAACATCATAATTCATAAATGATGTTAATGTTTGTTGGAATTGAGTATTCTGACTTGTTATTAATTCACTTAACTTTGTCTCAGGTGAACTTCCTGTTGGTGTTTGTACTTTTAATAACTCCCTCATAAGTGAGTGAAAGTTCTTAAATGTTTTTTGGGATAATGATCCCACACTACCATCAGGGTTTTTCTGAACCGACAAATCATTTGTTGTTGTTGTATTTTCAGGTAATGTATCAACATAATCATATATTGATCTACTGAAATTTAAAAATTCAGATTCAAAATAATCTAATGTTTGAGTATTAAATGTTGTAAACAATTCCTCAAAATTAGTATATAAACTATCATCACCACTTAATAAAAAGTTTTGTTGATTTTTTTGTTCGTTTAAAATTTCTTTCAAATACGTCAATGGATCGTTTTTCTTTATTTTAGAATTATCGAACCAACCGTATTGTGGTGCATTCCAGAATAATCTAACCGTACCATTATACATCGAGTTGTTATTAGATAACTCAACCTTCATTGTTCCATTCTTAAATGCCTCACCTTTTGCCTGATTAACGTTAGTTCCAAATGATGGTAAGACATAATATCCTGATTCGTCATTGGTTCTAACAACTACAGACCAAGGAGAAACTCTCATACTTCTTTGGCTGTTATTAGGGTCAAATCCTGGCGTTTCAAAAATTGTTGAGTTTGTTGTGTTAAACATTATCAATTTTTTACTATCTAAAAGTGGTTGTATCGCTGCCGATCCAATTCCTTGTATGTATTGGTTTTGGACAACGAATGGTGAATTGGTAGATTGGGTTTGTCCCGTTGCTACAATATATAAACCAATCCCACCTGTAGTCCCAGAAAGTTGACTTATAATGGAAATATCACCATTTAAGTTTGGTCCATTAATTATCGAACCACTTGTTAAAACATTACTATCTATTGAGTTAACCTGTAATGGCGAATTTAATACTATGAAGTTAGATGTCGCATTTGGTGAT